CAGCGTGATATTACTGTAAACCGTGAATACAAGCCAAAGAAGGATACAATTGAATACACAGTATTCGTCCGCTTTGGTATTCAATGGGAAGAACTAGATGCAGTTGCTTATGCAGATGCAAACGCTACTTCTGAGTAATACTCATAAATAGTTGATTTGGGGGGGCGGTGTAACAACTGCCCCCCTTCTTCACATTCTGGTATAATAACTTAGGAGGATATGATGATTACAATTGAGGAATTAGTTACAAAAACTGTTTTTGAGTTAAAGTCCTATGCCAAAAAGAATAATATCAACCTAGATGGGGCAACAACAAAAATGCAGATATTGGAAACAATAGGCAGTTTTATTCCAGATCCCAACAAAGAAGTCATTGAGCCAAGTAAAACAAATGAAAAGATTGCAATACATTCAAGTAAAAGTTTATATTGGGTAAAGGTTGGCCAACTAACCCCAGGTTACAATATTGTAACCAAAGAAGCATCAGAAAAATGGCTAACACGTAAGCAGGTACGCCTTGCCACACCTGAAGAATTAGCGAATTATTACGGTAAATAATGCAAATACTTAGACTCCCACCATACCCATTGACCCTTTCTTATAACGTTCCAGATGCATCTACAGAGTATATTATTGTAATTGATGATCTATTGGAACAAACAGAACTTGAGATTATTCGTGTTTCTAATGCTCAAAAGGTTTTAACCTATACCCTTACTGACAATTTTATTAAATATGATAAGTCTTATCCCGTTACAATTTACGAAAGCATTACAGTATCTGGAGTTCAAGATATTCGTGGAGATATTGTTCTGGAAGATAATCTAGACATTGTAAGACCATATGTGGATCCAGCAACACTTGGAACAACACCAACAGAAATTGCAGAGTATACAGAGTATGAAAACCTTGCAAGAGCAATAATTGATTCAGTTGTAGGTGGTTTTTATTATAAGAGAACCTACCTAGAAGTTGTTGGCCAAGGAACTGACTACATTCCGCTATGGGATAAAGTACATAAAATTTTAACGGTACACGAAAATGCAGAACTAGTATACGACTCATCAGAAGATCCAGCAGCATTAACTACATATAACTATTTAATAACAAAAGACAAGACTGCAATTACAAAGGATCCTGTAGAAACAGTAGATGCTTTAAACCGTGCAGAAAGAAAACCAGCAAGAATACCATTAGGATACTCAGACTCAATCTCTTTATTTGATACAGAAGACAGCGGAAATGTTCAAACGGTTAGTGCTGGAGTAGCATTTTCTGAAGGAACAGATTATATTCTTCTTCTAGAAACTGGATACAAAGTAGTACCATATGACATTCAAGATGCAACAAAGATGTTAATTAATGACATTAAATGTGGAAGACTTGATTACTATAAGAGATATGTAAAGGCATACAGCACAGAGCAGTTTAAGATTGAATATGACAAGAGACTGCTTGATGGAACTGGCAACATTTTAGTAGATAAGATTTTAAACAAGTACCTCAATAACATTGTCAGACCTGGGATTTTATAATGGAATCATGCGAAGATACAGACTTCATGTATCCCATGAAAGCAGATGTCTACTATCCAATAGTTGAACAAGGTGCCTACGGCAATGTTCAAAAGACCTGGGTTTTTAATAAAACAGTGGTTTGTAATTTTTCTAAAGATGGAACGGTAGACGAAGAAGTAAAGCCAAATGTAAACATAACATTAAAAAAGGTTTTAATGGGCAGAACAAAAAGGGACATTAGATTTTCACAAGAAGAAAATACAGAAGCAATAACAAACGTAGTTATAACAAATATCAGAACAAGAACAGATGTTCCACTATATATAGAAACTTCTGGAGTCAGGGCTGGTAAGTCAACAATCTATGAGATAGAATCTCAGTCTGTAATCATAGGACCATTTGGAGAACCAGAATATTATGCTTTGGCCATACGCCGTTCAGAGAATCAAGCATCGGATATATAATGAGACTAGCAATCAATAACACTCAATTTAAAAAGGATATGAACAATATTATTGAGTACTCTTTTGGATACCTTGATGGTGTTCATGCTGGTAAGGTTCAATTTTTTAATAATCTTGGTTTAAATATTTCAGAAATGTTACAAAAATATATTGACTCAAATGCAAGGGTAAATCCAGTAGCACTCCATCACATTTATGAATGGTATCAAGTGGGAAGCCCAAATGCAAGACTATACGATATAAAGCATACAGTAAGCAACAATGGACTAACATTTATAACAAACTTTAAACAATCCTTATCAATCAAGGATGGATCAAATGTTCCGTTTTATGAAAAGGCAAGAATAATGGAAGAGGGAATACCAGTAACGATTACACCAAGAAATTCTGATGTGCTTGTATTTGAAAAAGATGGAGAAACAGTCTTTACTAAAAATAGCGTTAATGTAGATAATCCTGGCGGAGATGGCACACAGGGATCATTTGAAAAAGTAATTGACTCATTCTTTACAAAATACTTTACACAAGCATTTTTAAGATCAAGCGGTATATCACAATACTTAGAAAACCCTATATTATATAAAAAGAATTTAACAAGAGGAAAGAAATCAGGAAGATCAAAAGGAAGAGACGTAGGATACAGATGGATAGCAAATGCGGGGTTATTAAATGGCTGATACAGACCTACTAAATACTCCATTAATTTGGATTAATAAATACTTACAAACAAAAGTTGCAGAACTTGCTGATTTTGATAGACTTCCATTTTTCCCATCAACCCCAACAACACTTGATGATTTAACCCAGTCGTTTCCACAGTCAGATGGGGTCATGTGCGTATATGATAGATTATCAAGAATGAATAAAAATAAATTCCCACATATCAAAACGGAACAAATATTGTATTATTTTTATGCTACAGCAGAGAACTCAACAACAAATATGATAAAAATACAAGAGGCAGTCTTAAGGCTAATGGACAGATTTGATGAGACTGCAGAAGAAGTCAATAACTGGTGCTCTATTCGCAAGGTTAACCTAGGAACAGAAGAAGCCCCAAACCTCATAAATAACATGTTTTACTTCCACACGTTTAAGGTTTATCAATTAGAAGAAGCAAGGGATATTATTGACTTTGGCACAGCCAGAACCTATGGTGGTAACAAGTTTATCATTGAGTTTGACTATCATCAAATGCCACCGATAAATACTCCTATCTGGACCCCAGAAGGACTACCAGCAGGCGGAAAAATAACCATATAATAAGATGTTATAATTATGTCTGAGGAAACAAAAAACGCCAAATAACTTAATATCTATTTAAGAAAGAGGTGAATAAATGGCTTATAGTCGTGGAACATCAACCAATATTATTGTCGGTGCTGCAGCATTTTTTATGGCAGACACAACTTTAGTACCAACAGTAACTCCAGCATTCGTATCATCAGATTCATACAGAGAAACTCTCGCTGCATCTGCAACATATGACAATGTGGGTTACACAACCAACGGACTTGAAATGCAGTTCCAACCAGACTTCGGTGAAGTCCAGGTAGACCAGATTCTTGACGTTGCTAAACTTTACAAGCAGGGAATGCAAGTTAGCGTTGCAACTGCTTTTGCTGAGGCCACTCTAGAGAACCTTCTCTTGGCCCTAGCAGGCAACAATGATGATTTGACTGGAACAAAGTCTTCATCTGCAGGACGCACATTGCGACTTTCTGCTGGAGAAATCGGAGAATGTCCAGTTGAGCGTGGTATTGTTGCTGTAGGACCAGGCACAGGCGACTGTGACGATTCTGCTGCAGTAGAGCGTGTATACATTGGATACCGTGCTCTATCAATTGAAAACGTAACAGTTTCAGCAAAGCGTGATGAGGCTTCAATGTTTGAAGTATCATTCCGTCTGCTACCAGAAGATACATCAGGTACATACGGCAAGATCATTGACCGTACACACACAGTTGCATCATAATAATCTAGTTTAGATTACAACTAGCCCACTTCCTTAATTGGAGGTGGGTTTTTTGTTTGTGGTAGAATTGATAAGATGGCCACAAGAATATATAAGTCAGATATTATTACATTAATAGATGGCGAGAAGATAGAAATTTATCCCTTAAAGATTAAATATCTTAGGGAGTTTATGGAAGCATTCCATTTAATTAAACAATCAGAGAATGATCTTCAGTCAATATCCTATTTATCAGAGTGTGCAAGAATTGCTATGCAACAATATAAACCAGAAATTGCAAAAACAATTGAAGACCTTGAAGACAATGTTGACCTACCTACAATATATAAAATAATTAATATTGGTGGGGGTATTAGCGTTAACGGAGAAACAGAAGAGCCAGTAAAAGAGCAGGCCCTAAATGATAAAAATAATAGTAGCGGTTGGGATGACTTAGATTTAGCAAAGTTAGAGTCAGAGATATTTTTGCTGGGTATATGGAAAGACTATCAAGAACTAGAGGCAAACATTTCAATGCCTGAACTTGTAGCAACACTAGCATCAATTAGAGATTTAGATTATCAAGAAAAGAAATTTCTTGCAGCAATTCAGGGTGTGGATTTAGACGGGGAAACAAGTAAAGATAAAGGTCAAAAAGAGTGGGAAGACATGAAAGCAAGAGTCTTCAGCGGTGGTAAAGCAACAGATAGCAATGACGTTCTAGCATTACAGGGAGTCAATGCTCAAAAGGCAGGGTTTGGAATCGGCATGGGGCTTGACTATGGCGATGAAAGAGACCCAAGCCTAATGAAATAAATATTAAATAAATTAAAAATCAGCGTGTTCATGCTATAATTGAGGTAACTTACTGAGAGGAAGTTATGACTACAACAGTTCACGAAGAAAAAATAATTACCCTGATTGATGGAACAAAGATCAAGGTAAGACCTCTCAAGATCTCACTTTTACGTAAATTTATGAAGAAGTTTGAGGGCTTGGGGGCAGTCCAAAATGATAACGATAAGTCTATGACACTTTTGATTGAGTGTGTAGCAATCGCTATGGAGCAATATAAGCCAGAGTTGGGGGAAAGCATTGAAAAACTTGAGGATGTAATTGATCTTCCTACGGTTTATTCAATCATTGAGGCAGCGTCTGGAATTAATCTTTCAGATACCGCTTTACTTGCTTTAGCACAAGAAGAACTTTAACGGTTGAAGGTTAGCGGTTAATGGCAGGAGATACAAATAGCAATATTTTTATAAATATTGATACCTCACAAGCAATGACGCAACTGCGTCTTCTTGAAAAGGAACTCACTACCCTTAACCGCTCCCTCATCGTTGGAACAAAAACTGCAGCATCAGCACAGTCAAAGTACGCACAATCTCTTTTACATAATGTAAATGCCACTGGTCAGTGGACCGCTTCAATGACAAGAATGAGCACTGCTTCTGAGCAGTTTGCTAAAAATTTAGATAAACAAAAACTTTCACTTAAAGAGTACTTTAGATATGGTGCAGCATCTACTAAGACATTTGGAAAGATGTTTGGTAGCGAATTTGACACCATAGGGAAATTAGTTGATAAGCGTGTAAAGACACTGCAGCAGCAATATGTCCAGTTAGGACGTGATGCACAGGGTGCCATGAACGCAATGAAGTTCAATCCAAAGGCACTCAACTATGGCAATGTAACAACACAATTAATGGCAGCCACCCAACGCCAACAAATATTTAATAAACTTGTTGATGATGGTTCAACAAAACTACTTAACTTTGGTAAGAATACTCAGTGGGCTGGTCGCCAACTTATGGTTGGTTTTACTATTCCACTTATGCTATTTGGCTCACAAGCAATTAAAACATTTAAGGAAATTGAAACACAGGTAATTAGATTTAAGAAGGTTTATGGAGATATTTTTACAGACCAAGGTGCCACCGCTGCTGCTTTGAAAAATATTCGTGACCTTGGAGATGAATACACAAAGTATGGACTTAAGGTTTCGGATACAATTAAGATGGCTGCAGACGCTGCAGCAGCAGGTTTTTCTGGCAAGGGGTTAGAGCAACTTGTAGAACAAACCAATAAACTAGCAGTACTTGGTGGAGTTACACAAGAAAAAGCATTAGAAACAACCATTGCACTTAAGAATGCATTCCAGATTGATACTGGAGCAATGGCTGGAACAATTGATTTCCTCAACGCTGTTGAAAACCAAACTGTTGTTGCACTTGACGATTTAACAGAAGCAATTCCAAAGGTTGCACCAGTTATTCAGCAGTTAGGTGGAGATGTAAAAGATCTTGCATACTTCATGGCTGCAATGCAAGAAGGTGGAATTTCTGCAGCACAAGGTGCTAACGCACTTAAGTCTGGACTTGCATCTTTAATTAACCCTAGCAACGCCGCATCTAAGGCTGCTGCAGCAGTTGGAATTAATATCAAGGGTATTGTTGAAGCAAATGCTGGTAATTTAAGAAATACTGTAACTGGATTTGCACAAGCACTACAACCACTAACTGACCTTGAGCGTTCAAGAGTAATTGAAAAAGTATTTGGAAAGTATCAGTTTGCAAGAATCTCTGCACTTCTTAATAACCTTGGAAGAGAAGGAACACAGGCTGCTCGTGTTCTTCAATTAACAAACGCATCTGTTGAAGAACTTGCTATCTTAAGTCAGCGAGAATTAAAGGTTCAAGCAGACTCTCCAATGAATAAGTTTGTTGGATCTGTAGAAAGACTAAAGGCAGCCATTGCACCAATTGGTGAATTGTTTGCTAAGGTGTTGACACCAGCGATTGAATTTATATCAAGAATTGCTGATAAATTTAATAGCCTTCCAGATGGAATAAAAAAGGCCATTGGAATCATAACAGTTGTAGTTGGTGGACTTGGACCACTATTCTTAATGACATTTGGTTTGCTTGCAAATGCTGTTGCAAACTCTGTTAAGGGAATTCAGGTTTTAAGAAAGGGATACCAGCAATTATCTGCGGGATCTAGCGATGCAGCATTAAAAACTCAATACCTATCACAAGAAGAATTAGAAAACATATCTATTAGTAATGCTCTCTACTCTAAGCATCAGCAACTATCTGCAGCATACCAATTAGAAGCAGCAGCACTAACATCTTTAACTAGTGTTTACAAGGGTGCCTCCGTTGCTATGGGTGGTTTTGCAGGACAGAATCCAGGATTATTTATGCCTGGAAAGGGCGGTACACCAAGAAAGTTTGCACAAGGAACAACATCTGTACCTGGCCCAAGAGGAGCAGGAGATATAGTTCCATCTATGCTATCCCCTGGAGAAGCAGTTATTCCAGCAAAGCAGTCACAAAAGTATTCAGGTTTTATTAGTCAAATAATTAAAGATAAGATTCCAGGTTTTGCTGGAGGTTTATTCCCATCATTTGGAGCAGCAGCAAAAGTTGGAAAAGGTATTCCACTATCACCAGGACCTGCAGCATTCCGTGAAGCACAGCAGGCTAGATATGCAGCAAGAGACGCTGCTCGTAGAGGTTTGTCTGGAAATGTTGCACCTGTTGTTCCAATCTCTTCAAGACTTTCAGGAATTAGATATTCTGCTGAAGGATCTAAGGTTCGTGTCTCAGTAGGAGATGAATCATTCTTAATTCCAGCAGGAAAACTTGATAACTTTAAGAAAAAACTTAAAGAAAATGAAGACTGGATGGTTGCTAATAAGAGAACCGATACTACAGAGCAAGAACTACTCCGTACAATTAAAAGAAAGGGCTATGGAGGTAAAGATGTTACTCCTAGCCAAATCTATTCAAGACTTCCTAAGTTTAGCAATGCAAGAAATAGTCAACAGAATCAAGACATTGCAGATAAAAGATTTAGAGCCCTTCTAAAATCAAGAAACCCACATCTTGTAAAGTTACAAAATTATTTAGTAAATGAAGAAAAGTTATATCTTGAAAAGGTTTTAGGACAAGACGTTGTTAAGTCTTTAAAGGGTTGGGATGTTAATAAGTTAACTCCAAGTCATATTAGAGAAGTCAGATCTCAAAATCGTACACCAGAAGACTGGGCACCAAGCAAGATTGCAAGAGACTGGGGATGGTTTAACTCTGGTTTAAGAGGAACAAAGTTTGGAAACGTAAAAGGTGGTCATCCACTTAATGCTGCCCAAGCAAGAGAAGTATTAACTAATCTACAGAAGACACCATTTGACAAACTACCAAATGAAAAGAAGGCTCTTCAGGCTGCACTAGAATATAGATTAAGTCGTAAGCCATCATACTACGATGACTTTATATTTACAGATAATGCAATGATGAAGGTTAAGCCAACCATGAATTTGGCTGAAGGAATTGTTTCAGTGCCTGGACCAAAGGGTGCTGGAGATATTCAACCAGCAATGCTTTCTCCAGGAGAATCTGTAATTCCTGCAAAGCAATCTGCTAAATACATGCCACTTATTCAGTCAATGGTTGCTGATAAAGTTCCAGGGTATGAAAACTCTAACGTAAATCCATTCTCTGGTACAAAAGCACCACCAGGAATGGTATATACGCCATCTGGACTACTAGTTCCAGCAGGTGGAGGACAAGCATCTGCTGCTTCAAGATCACCTGATAGAGTTGAAAAAGCAATTGATAAATTCTTTGATAAACCAAGAGTTAAAAAACTTGGAGATAGAATTGACAAGTTTGCTGCTCAAATGGGCAAGACAACTCCCAAGGTTGCACAACTTGAAAATACTGTAACTAAAACTACACAGGCATTTGGAACAGATAAGACTCGTGGATTCCGTGGTTTTATTGGTGGATATGGAAATGTATCACAAACAGTTACAGGTGAAGACGGAACGACAAGAGCAGCCTCTGCTGCAGAGCGCACAAATATGCGTCAAATGAATAGAATGAATTTCTCACAAAAGATGATGCCAGCACAAATGGCTGGAATGATGATTCCAATGGCTGCTGGAATGTATGCTCAAAAGAATCCAGATAGTGGTATTGCAAAAAATATGGATATGATCATGATGCTATCTATGTTAACTATGCTTTTGCCAATGCTTAACAGTCCACTTAAATTACTTGCAGCAACTGCAGTTGGACTTGTTGCGGTATTTAAAATGCAAGCATCAACAATTAAAAAGAATATTATTGAAGGACAAAAACAAGCAGAGTCAATGACTATGACCACAAGAAGACTTGAAGAACTTGGAAAGATTACTGGAAAAGTTTCTGTTACTCAAGTTGCTCAAGCAAAAAGATCAGGAAGAAATACTGACATTTCTCCAGTAAGTATGGAGTTTGGAAATAGCATAATTTCAAATAGCGACTTTGGTAAAAACCTTAAATCATCATTTGATGCTGCTATGACAACCTTTGGATCTGGCGCAGCAGTTGACTCATTAGTAAATCAACTAGGAACTGCAGTATCGCAAGGAGTATTAGATAGAGGACAGGCTGAATCAATCGCTGTTGCACTTACAAGAAATCTTAAGGATGCAAAACTTGAACTTGATGTTAGAGGAAGACTGATTCAACTACTTGGTCCTAATGGAGAAAATCTTGTTAACAATCCATTACAGGTTCAGGTTGATTTAATAACTACTGGACAAAATTTACAAAAGGCTGCTCTTAAAAATCTAAACTTGGTTGCCAGCCAACAAAAGGGGATTAATACAAAAGCAGAAATTGGACAACTAGGAGCAGGTGCAGTTGGTGGAGGGATTCTAGGAGCAAGAGCAGGTATTCAGGCAGCAAACATGGTTCAAGGTGGACTGGGCGCAACATCTCTTCTTTCTCAAGAAGCAGCAATTGCAAGAGCAGGAAATGCAGGAAAGATTGGAACAGCACTCAAGGTTGCAAAAGCAGCAAGAGTTGCTGGAACAATTGGGTCTGCAGGTGTTGGCGCAACAGGGGTTGGTGCACCAGCAGCGCTAGTCGGTGTAGCAGTATCAACAGTAATATTTGGCGGAATTGAAACAGCAATTAGACAATGGCAAAAAGGTAAAGAAAAGGCTGCAATAGGACAAGCAGCAGGAATGCTACAAGGAGTAGTTTCACAAAATATTGCTGCATCACAAGCAAGCATAGACGTACTTACATCTCAATATGATTCTGCTATTGCAAACCTTGAACTTAAGAAAAAAACATTAAAGACAGAACAAGAGCGTAAAGCAATTGATGATCAAATTGCTGAACTAGAATCTAAGAAAGAATCTGGACTAAAAACATTAAGATCAAAGCAGGCAGAACTTTTATCATCTGCTTCATCTAATTATGATAAGGTTTCAAAGAGATCACTTGGAGAAACACTTAGTCCGTTTGGCTCAGGCCGTGGACAAGTACGTGATAAATATATGGAAGCATTTGCAGTTGGAATGCAAGATAAGTTTAAAGATAATGCACCACTTAAGGCCCAGGCTGCAGCGCTTCAATCACAACTTGATCAAATAAAAAATGACAAGGTAACTCTTGAGATTTCAACATTAGTTACATCAGATGTACTAACACCAATGGAAGCATCAACACTTGTAAGCACTTTGACTAAAACTGGTGGAGATATTCAAAAGAGATTAAAGACTCTTGTTGATGTTCAGGGAACAGAAGGAGTTCAAAGACTTTCTACAATCTTAACAATGCTTCCAGATGAAAATAATCAAAAGCAACTTGTATTTGCTATGAAGCATATGAATAAAACTGAAGCCGATGCAACAATGTCTGCCATTGAAGAACTTGGAAAGGTTCCAGATTATGTTGGAATTGAATTAAATATTGAAACACAAAAAGCAGACCTTGATAGACTTAAGAGAGTTGGATCAGAAATTGCTGCATTAAATAAGGCATTCCCTAATGGACAAGTAACAAAAACAGCGCTTATAAAAATGCAAGAAGAAGCAGGTGGAGAAGGTAAAAATTTAACATTAGATTCTGCAATTAGGGATTGGACTGCAATATCTAAACTTCCTAAAGACTTACAATTCCAAGCAATTATAACTATGGGATCTATTGAGTTTAGTGATAGTTTTGATGCAATACTTGACAGAGAACTTAAGACTGCATTCCAAAAGCAGGCAAAGGGTGCAAAGACTGGAAGACTTGCTGCTGCTGCTTTAGAGTCATTTGTAAAGAATCCAAAGAATATAGAATCAGCAACAAAGACTGCAATGGAAAAGATTAGAACGCAGTTGTTTGGAGCAGCGGTTCCAGACACATCTAAGAAGGGTGGACCTACAGATACAACTGATGAAGGTCCAAAGAGAGATGACTCATTCTTAAACGATCTTGCTCAAAGACTTAAACTTGTTAAAGAAGGTGGCTTTAATGCCCTTACTCCTTTAATATCTTTAAGAAAATTCCTTAATGATGGTGGTAAAAACTCAATAAACCCAGGACTTGATGCACAGGCTGGAGCAATAAAGCAAATAGAAACAGCAGCAAAGACTGCTGGAATTTCTATTGATAAAGACTTCATGGAAATTATTAGAGGATTAGACGCAGAACAGTTTATGCTATGGTCAAAAACTTTATTTGAGATTGGTAAAAATGGAAGAATAACAGCACTAAAGGATGATTTTGTAACCATTAATGAAGGATTCCGAAAAGCAACAATCGCTGGATACATTCAAGATGTAAAGGATGCAAGTAAAGAGATTGAAAATCAAGTTGCAGCACATAAGTTATTAACACAAGAAGGCTACAACTCACTTGAAATTCAAAAGATATTACAGGATGCAACACTAACTGCAAAAATTGTTGCACAAGGAGGACTAAAAGCCACTAAGGAAGAGCAATCAGAATTAAATAAAGAAATACAAAAGACTATTAATCTTAACTATGAACTAAGCAACATTAAACTTAGTGACAACATTTCAGAGACAAAGATGCAGGTTGAGGCATTTAAGAGGCTTACTGCTGCTGGTGTAAAACATGAGGTTATTCTTGAAATATTAAAGGATAAGAATAATGCATTTGCAATTGCTTCAGCCGATGCAACTGTAAATACTAAGGATAAGTTTGGTGATTTAATAGCAAAAACTAAACAGTATTCTGATCTTCTTGAGTTGATTGCAAATCAAACAAAAACCTTTGAACAAACAACACAAGAAGCAATTGACGCAAATGTTTCTGCTCTTGATTTACAAGCCAGAACATTACAGAACCAATTTGATATAGCAAATATTGGATTAAAGGCTAAGATTAAAACTGCAGAGATTGATGTTAAGTCTGTTAATGATAGTATTCAAAAAGAACAAGATAAAGTTGATGCAATTAATCTTACCCTTAAGTATGATCCAGGCATTGGTCAAAACTTCCTTGATGATCTTCAAGAAAAAATTAATGATACTCAACGCAGCATGGATATTAATTTTGATAGACCACTACAGGTTTTATCTGATAGATCAGCGGTATTGTCAAATGACTTAACTTTAATTGATAAAGCAACAGAAGCAATTAATGAGAAGTATGATGCTCAAGAAAAGGCACTACAGACAATATCTCAACTTAACTCTGATATTGCAGCACAGGAAAAGAGTAGAATTTCCCTTGCCGATGCACTATCTCAAGGTGATATTTCAGCAGCAGCACAACTTGCAAATGATATGCGTACAACTGCAGCAGAAGCAGCAAACCGTAAATCTGGAGAATTTATTGCTGCATCAAGAAAGGCTGAAACCGATAACGTAGTATCTGCAGGCGGTATGACAAAGGCCCAGATTGAGGCAGAACAGTTTAGAATTTCTCAACAGTCTTATGCACTTGAACAACAAAGAAAGACAGTACAAGTACAAATTCTTTCATTAGAAGATCAAGTTTATAACATAACAGAATTAAGAGAAGCAAAACTTCTATCAATTAGAGGTATAGAAACAGTTATTGATGGCCTTAAGTCAACTCAACTTGCAAACGCACAAGCAATTTTAGATAGGTTACAAGCAGAACTTGATAAGAATCAAGAAATCTTAGATGCAAAACTTCTTGCAATTGAAAATGAAAAACTAGCCTGGGATTCAGTTCAAATTAAACTTGATGCATATAAACTAGCATTAACAAATTCAAAACTTGAACTTGAAAGTATGCTGGCCCTTATTGGTAAAATTGCTGCTGCAATGGCTACAATACCTACTACGACAGCCACAAAATCAAGTGCATTTGTTCCTACCGCTTCCGATGGTGGCGGAGAAACTCCAGAACAAAAAGCAGCAAGATTAAAGAGAGAAGCAGATGAAGCAGCCCAAAAAGCAGCCGATGAAGCAGCCCAGAAAGCAGCCGATGCTGCAGCAGCAAAAGCAGCAGTCTTAAGTGGATATGCAACTGCCACAGCAGCAGGAGATATGAATGCTGCAGCATTATTTGCAGCAAAGGTAAATCCAAGTGCTCTTGCAGCACAAGAAAGCGGAGCAATTGGCGCAGCATCCATTGCAGCACAATTAAAGGCAGCAGAACGTGCCTTGGTAGCATCCAATGCAGTAATAAAACAAGCAAGCACATTGGCATCGTTTAAGGCTAAAGAAGCAGCAGAGGCAGCAGCAGACACAGCAGCATATAATGCTAAGTTTAGAGTTGGAAGAATGAATGGCGGAATAATTCCAAAATACATGTCTTATGGTGGAATGGTTCCTAAATATTTTGCGGTAGGCGGAATGTCAAGAGGAACAGATACTATTCCAGCAATGCTAACTCCTGGAGAATTTGTAATGACTAAGTATGCTGTTGACTCATATGGTGTTGATAAAATGAAGGCTATCAATAGCGGATCATACGATGGCGAGAAGGTGTATAATTATAATCTAAACGTCAATGTTAAATCTGATGCAAATCCAGAGGATATTGCAAGAGTTGTTATGACACAAATTAGACAAGTTGACTCACAGAGAATTAGGGCACAGAGGGGCTAAATGGCTACAGCAGCGTATTTAACAGGTAGACGTAGGTATGAACGCCCCCAGGCCCTGTTATGGTCTGAGAACCCTGGCACACTCGTTAATGGGGTATACCTGCCTACTGGCTATGAAGTACAAGGTAACTTTGATGCATCTACAAATGCAGATCTAATTAATCAGTTTCTCATTCTTTCAGACCATAATCGTGGGGAATTAAATTTTACACCAACAAGAATAGAACAAAGACAAAGAACCATTAATGGACGTATGCGTTCATACCATATAGCAGATAAGTTAACCATGTCTGTTTCATGGAGTAATTTACCATCAAGGGCATACTTTCAAGATGCAGGGTTTTTATCTACTGGTTTATCCCCTGACAAAAAAACAACTGGTGAATTTACAGCAGATGGCGGAGCAGGTGGAGTAGAACTTCTTGACTGGTATGAAAACCATACAGGTCCTTTTTGGATGTTTATGGCATATGACAAATACTCAAACTTTGGTAAGGCCGATGCAGACTATGGACATCTTGCACAATATAACCAAATCATGCAGGTATATATTGCAGACTTTAATTATTCTGTTGTAAAACGTGGTGGGTCAAATCACGATCTTTGGAATATTTCGGTAACACTGGAAGAGGTCTAAATGTTTGTTAGTGAGACATTAAAGACACATCTAGAAACATCTTCAACAATACGCCTACAGTCATTAGTCCTGGCTGAGTGGAATATGAATATGCCAGATAATATATATAAACTTGGTAACTATAGATATAGACCTACTGATTCAGATGTTCAATACCGAACACTTCCCTTAAATTTTGATAGTTTAGATTTAGGTAATTACTACACAGGTGCAACCGATGCAGATGTTGTTGTAGATGGAGGATTTGATAACTCTGGAGTACCGCAACTATTTACATCAACTAAAGAAAAAATGAAAATGATATATTCTTTAGAAGATTGCATAAAGCCTTTTAGACCACGTTCTGGGATTAACAAAGCCTCTTACTTTAATAATAGATATTTTGCAAACTCTGGTGCATCCCTTGCAGAAAGACCAAGATATTATATGGCTTCAAGATATGATCAATTTAGATATTGGTCATCATTTAGAACAGAAGATAATATTGAAAGAGGAATTGCAAAGAATCTATCTAATGGATTAAACTATATTGATGATGCTGTTCCATTTGTAGTTTATAAAGAAAATGTACCAGCAAATAGACTTGTAGTAAAAATGCAGACAAATGTGGGAACGGCAGACCTTGGAACCTTTACAACACAGTCAGGAACCCTGCAAGATCCTCTATATGGCACAACAAATAAAACAACTCCAGTCAGATGGAAGATTCAGTATTTAAATGAAAATAGTTGGATTGATGCCTATTCTTTTGATGAAAACTCTGTTCGTGATGATGATACTGCCATTATTCCAGAAGATGGTTATGTTGAGTTAGAATATGGATTAAAGATTCCAGATGCATATAAGTCAACCTTTACTTTTATTGAACAACTATCATCAACCTCACTACTTCCAGAAATATCTCTTGATGGATACGCATACTTAATAATTGAAAATGAAAATGAACGTGGAATTATTTATATTTGGGATGGAGCAAATCAAGAATATAATACATTTATTCCAGAATATGGATGGATACTTGGTACTGGAGTTTTAAATAGTTCAACAAAACTTATTACAGACTTAACAAATCCAGAAAAATTTACAAACGATGCAAACAACTTAACAACATATAGAGAGTTTGCCTATCTTCGTGGAATAAGGGTTGTAGCAGAAACAATGAATAAGTTTGACTCAACCTTTGATTTAATTGAAATGTCTCCCAGACTAGTTGCAAACATATCAGACAAAGTTATTGATTTTAATATTAAGAAAATATTGTCTGACATAGGAACTACATCTCTTCCTGTTGGACAATTACTTGCCTCTACTGGAACGCTTTCTTTATTTGACGACGATCAAGCATTCAATGAAAACAATACATCAAGCATAGTTGCTGACTATATTAGAAAAAATATTAAGTTTGTTTTTTATGAATCAATCTTAGATGTTGAAGGTGATGAATATTCTGTTCCTATTAAAACATTATACTCAGAGGGATTTCCTCAAGCAGATGTTACTGCAGCAAAATTATCAATAGAGTTAAGAGATTTTTATTTCTTTTTAGAGTCAATGCCAGCACCAAGATTACTTACAACACAGACATCACTTAGTTATGCAGTATCAATGCTTCTTGATTATATTGGATTTAGCAACTATACATTTAAGCGTGTGGAAGATGAATCAGATCCAATAATTCCATATTTTTTTGTTGCTCCAGATCAAAACGTTGCAGAAGTTTTAAACCAGTTAGCAGTGTCAACTCAGAGTGCAATGTTTTTTGATGAATATAATAATTTTGTAGTAATGAGTAAAGATTATTTAATGCCAACATTAGATCAAAGAGAAACCGATTTTGTTTTATCTGGATCTAATAATCAAACTGATTCTGGTATTGTTGAAAACTCTAGTTCTGGAAATCTTCCTAATATTCTTGCTATAGCATCACAAGATAAAAAGATTTACAATGATGGAAAGATTAATTATACAACTAGGTATATTCAGAGATCTTATGGTTCAATCCGTCAATCAACAATGATTGATAAAGAAAAAACCTGGATCTATAAGCCATCTCTTTTGTGGGAAGTTAGTGGAACAGAAAATACAAAAACAATAAATGAACTTGCTTCAAAGCAGGGTAGTTATGTATTGGGAGCAATGCCACTAAACTCAGACCTAGTTGGAACTCCACCAGTTGTAGTAGGAAATGTTCTTACAGATAATGTAATAGACCTTGGAGAAAATGTATACTGGCTAACAAGGTATAACGGATACGTATACTCTAACGGAGAAGTTATTAGATATGACGCTTCAGAATTTGATATTACTGGAACTGGAAAAGTATGGATTAGTAGCAATCAAGAGTATCAAAAGTATTTTTCATCAATACCTTTTAATGGAAAAATATATCCTACAGGCCTTGTAAGAATTTATGCAACACCAAACTATGAAACAATAGATGGACTAACAAGGTTGCAAAATGGTGCCGTTGTTGATCATGGACGTGCACAGTTTGGAACTCAGATAGTTCCCCACTTTGCTGGAATAAATAGTTATTGGACAGATAACGACAATGTTCGTGGATTAAATATGCAGTCTCAATATTTATTTAGCACAAAGTTAGATGATGATCTTGCATCTACGGTTCCCGCAACAACGGTTGCAGCAGCAGGCATAAGTAATACTGTTGCAAAACAATCAACAAGAAATAGCATTATAAAGAATTTTATGGCTACAAGTTATTTAAGCGAAACAGAAGTAAACAATTTGCCATCAACACAAACAGGAACAATTCAGTCATCTGCTTTAGTCTTTAATGGTCCATCCTTTAAGACAACAGAAACCCCTTTAAATTTTCTATCTTATGTGTATAAAGATTTAGATAATGCATATAAACATTTTGGAACCAGACTAAGGATTATTGGTAAAATTGAAAATAATACAACTAGAACACAATCTCCAAATGGAAGTATTACATACTACCAGTTATCTGGAAATCAGCCAGATCAAAATATCAATATAGGTGGAGGCTCTGGAGGATTGGCATTTTTATTAAATCCAGAAACAAACAATGGTTATTATTTTGAGATTGTTGCATTAACAGAAGACAACATAAACTCGTACCTAAAGGTTGATGAAAATAATAATGCACAGTTCTCAGTAAATAATGTTGTGTTCTATAAAATTAAAAAAGATTCATCAAACTCAAATGCAATACCAGTAAAACTTTGGGGTGGGCTATCAAAGATTATTGTTGATGATGGAAAGTTTACTGGACAGCAAAGACTTGCAGGAGAAGAAAATTCAACGGTATATGACTTGTCAGTAGAATATATAGACATTGGAAACACTAGAAGATTCTATCTATATATAAATAATCAACTAATAAAAATTGTAGATGATACAGATCCACTCCCAACATATAACAATATGGCACTATTTGTTCGTGGTTCTTCAAGATGTATGTTTGAAAATATATATGCCCTATCTAAAAACTATAGCCAGAATACAGTGTTTACTGTTAATGATACTTTAGGTCAGGTATTTGGAGATAAAGAAGTTGACGTTACAGAATCTTTTAGAAAATACGCAATGAGTGGTGTGGTTCAATCAACCTACCTATCTGGAATTAGTGCTCAACAGCCACCAAAGTATAATCTTTATTTTGAAGAGTTTGGATCTATTATGCGTGAATGTGCATACTTTGACATTAGGTATGATCGTGCATACCCAGCACTTTATGCAAAACTTTCACCAACATTTAATAATATAAAGGGATACACAACCTCTGGATTTTATGCAGACTCATACGGTGCAGAATTTTTAATATTTAATTCAACAGATAAAGCATTAAATCTAGATGAAACAACTGGAAATTTTTTAAGAATTCAGGGAGTCACATTTACACAAGATACAACGCATGAACTAACTGTAGATGAATTCTTCAAGAAGCGTGGCAACCTATCTGATCCAGAACTACTTGGAAACACATCAACTTATTCTACCCTGGTTGAAAAATCAAAGTACGATGAAATAAAGTTAAGTAGATTGACATACGGTAAGAATGAATTTAGTATTGATAGTCCGTATATACAGACACAAGATGATGCAGATGCAATGATGAACTGGATTATTAATAAATTAATGGTACCTAAAAAATCTGTTGGCATGAACATATTTAGCATTCCAACATTACAACTTGGCGACATTGTAACTATAGACTATAAAGATTCATCTGGTCTAGAGTTAGTTTCTAAAGATTCTTCTAGGTTTGTAGTTTATAATATAGAATATCAAAGATCAGAAAGTGGCCCAGGCATGACAATTTATTTGAGTGAGGTATAAAATGACAGTATCTCCAGTCCCACAAACCCCGTCAAATGCAACAGTTGTTACAGCATATTCTCCCGCACCAACTAAAACAGCACCAATAGATACTGTTCTTTTTGATGATGAGTCTATGTCCGTAGAAATTATGACAGACTTAATATTTGAAGATATTGGTGGCCATGAGTTGCTAAGTGTTTCTAGAAATGATATTATAAATGGTCAAAGCGTTTCTTACTCTCCAATTAAAAATCTTGGCTTAGTTCAGCAAAGATACAACCCAAATAATATTTTAAGATTACAGGCAACTTCTGATACCTATTTTGCTAACTTTTCAATTAAGTTTGAAGAAAAGGTCCCTCTTGAAGGAAATGGTCCTAATGGTGAAAATGTTTATATTGAAGAAGAAACTGGTGATTTAATTATTGAGACTATTAATATGAATAATGATGAACAAATAGAGATTCAAATCGCCATAAATGGTACAATATATGAAGCGAACTTTGGAGCAACCACGTCATGATAACTAATAAGGGTAAGAGCATAATTGGAAAATATATGCTTGGTCAGGCACCTGCCTATGCCTCATATCTTGCAATTGGCTGTGGACCACAACCATTACAAACAGAAGACGTTGCAGACGATTTTGCAACAAAAACAAACCTAGATTTTGAAATGTTTAGAGTTCCCATTTCTTCTAGAGGATTTATAAATGAAAACGGTATTGATAAGATTGTTCTTACCGCAGAACTACCAACAGAAGAAAGGTATGAAATAACAGAGGTAGGGCTATACTCTGCAGGATCAAACCCATCTGCTGGTGCCAACGATAGTAAGACTGTCTTTTCTTTTGCACAGGGAGAGTCTTGGGTTCATCATACCGCTTCTGCAGCCACAGCAATACCAACAATATCTTCACCCTTAGATGATCCAGAAGATGATAATGTTATTGCAACAGATGGTGTGTTTCAAACAAATGCAGATAATGCCATCTTCTATAAAACAAATCGTCTTGAAAGATATGAACGTGCAAGGTTTTTAAATAACACAATATTAATTCAAGGAGATGATTCAGATCTAACCTTAGATGGTGGTGGTTCTGGCGGAGTTGATAATATTGTTATTGAGGATGGGTCAAACCATATACACTTAACTGCACCAAATGTTGATTTTTCTAAAAACTCTCCAACAGATGAATTAAGGTTTGCATTTTCTTTAGTAAATAAAGATGGTGACTCTGTAACAGTTCCAGACACAATTAGAATATTAATTGATTTTGCAGGTACAGATGTTGCAGATCCAGATGTTTATGCAAGGTTTGAAGTTGACATTGAAAATGGTTTTGATGGATATGATTTTGCAACAAATAGATACTTTGTAGTAAAAAAACAACTACAAGAACTTTATACAACCCAAAACTTTACATGGGAAGCAGTTACCGTTGTTAAGATTTATGCTTGCGTTATTGATACTGGGATTAGCGGAGGACCACTTCCTTCATCTGATTATTATATTGCGCTAGATGCATTAAGACTTGAAAATATTGCAACAACAAATCCACTTTACGGTTTGACTGGTTATTCTGTTATTAAAAATGACACTTCTGCAACTATCATTAAGTCACCAAATACAAGCAATTATATTGAATTTAGATTTTCTATTGGTGTAACATAATGGCTGATGCAAATATTAAAAAAACAAGAATTTTAAAGTCAGCGCTACCAGCAATTGACCACGATACTTTAAAATATAATGCAAGATACAGGCTTATTTCTGAAGATAGAAACAGAACGTCGCACTGGTCCCCAATATATAACTCTGATGGCGTTGATATTGTTGTAACAAGTGGTGCAGTATCTAAGACAGGAGACGTAATTACAGCCGTATGGGGAGACCAAAATGATTTTCCAGAATACGATGTCTTTGTAAAGTTTGACTCAAACAACTTTTTTTATCATGGAAAATCAAAAGTACATTCATATTCATTTTTAAAAACTGGAACTACAACGGTTAGAGTAAAAGTTCAAGTCATTTCATCAAAAAAAGAAATTAAAGCAGCACTAAATGTCTTTGACTCTGGCACAGTGTCTTTGATATAATATAATAGGAGGAATAAAATGGCAAAAGTACCACTACCAGAAAGAGGACAACCTCTTGATGTTACGTATATTTATCAATTAGCAGAGGCTGTTAATGACCTCTCTACATCTATTTCTGATGCAACTTATAACTATACGGATGTTGACGTAGTTGGAGCAGAAAAGAAAAGTCTAAAGACTTCAGATACAAAATTTGTTGGAAAATATAAGTCAATTGCAAACAACGAAACAGTAACTGCTGGGCAAGAAAAAACTTACTCTGTAACATTTTCTAACTTTAAATTTCCCCCAATTGCTACGGCATCAATTGTAAACATAAGCGGTACAACTGCTGGATCAAATACAAGCGTTGTAATAACGTCTATAACAACTTCAGAAGTTCAATTTATTGTAAAGTTTGGTACTTCTGGAACAGCATCAGTTGCTGTTAATGTTATTGCAATTGGTGTACCAAACTAGTATGCGATGTAAAAGATGCGAAGGAAAAATGTTTGTTGATAGGATACATTCAAACATAGATCACTTAGAAACATATTGTGTCAAGTGTGGAAATAGAAAATTTTATCATCCACCTAGCGAATCTGTGGAGGGAAAATGGTTACTGCAAAAGGAAAAATTCAGAGCGAAGCATATAATAGCGAACCTGTAATTCCTGGCGGTAAAAAAATATGGTTTCTTAATGGAGACTTGGTAAGACTTCATCATAGTTCTAGATCAACAGGAATGGTAACTGTTTATAATATTAACAAGGATAGATTAGAAACTTGTTTACGTTCTGACTTTAGAAGAAATAGAAAGAAAGCATATACTGTTGCAGAGACTGCTAAGTTAGTTAATCGTCATAGAAAGTATATGCCAAGATTAATAAAACGAGGAGTCATACCTCCTCCAGTTGGATCAAGCATTGATGGAAAAACGGGATGGCAAATTAGATCTTATTATTCAGAAGACCACGTTAAAGAGATTTGTGCTATACTTGCAACTATACATATTGGACAACCAAGAAAAGATAAATTAATAACAAATAACATGACTCCTACAAGCCAAGAGTTGACAAGGCGAATGGGAGACGGTATACTTACATATACGAAGACAGAAGATGGGCGATACATTCCAGTGTGGAGTGAGTCTATTTAATTATTGAATGGGTGGATAATGGAAAACGATAATACAAAGGTATCTGTAACACTTGGATATACACTTAATTTAGGAAATTTTCAATCACTACGCCTTGATTTAGGTATTGTAGATTCAAAGCGTGATGGAGAAAATATAGATGAGGCTTTTGGTCGTGTCTATAAGTTTGTGGAAGATAAACTTACAGAAAAAATTCAAGAAGCAAAATCTGAAATCTCGGATTAATGGCTGAGCGCAAAGACCGAATGGCTTTGCTCAGTAGGTTTAACAAGTTTTACTTGCAACGGTATGAGCAGAAGTCTAACATGAACCTAAACGTTGAACAGTGGGCTGCTGATGCCCTTGTAGAATCATATGGTATTGCTCAGTGCTATGATATTCTTGAATACTACTTCAGTATTGCACAAGACCCCTCATGGAATTACTTTGCATACAATGCAGAAAAAATTATTAATGGTAAAGCCGAAGTAGAGCAAGACAAAAAAGAACGTCAAGAACGTAGGAAATTAGCAAAGGAGTGGTTAAGTGAATAATACAGAAGCAAAGTTAATCTCTGCAGTATTACAAGATAAACAAATTCACGTACTACTTCAAGCAAATGTTGAAACACTATTAAGAACACATAACGATGTTTGGAACTTTATTCGTCTGTATTCTGAGAACAGTCAATGCCTGCCACCAGCAGATTTAGTTACAGAAAAGTTTAGAGACTTTGAGCCTGTTGCTGGAATTGGATCAACAAAACACCACCTTGCAGAATTACAAACTGAATATCTTAATGATAGCCTAAAAGACATTTTGCGTAATGCTGCAGGAGAAGTTCAAAGCGGTAATGGCGGAGAAGCCCTTGAACATTTAATTACAAAGACTTCTGAGTTAAAAAAGAATACATCTGCTATTCGTGATATTGATGCAACAGATCTTGATTCTGCCGTTGCATATTTTGAAATGGTTCAGAAACAAAAGGAAAATGGCCAATTAGGAATTAAGACAAACCTTCCAGGATTTGATAACTACTTACCATCTGGAATTATGCCAGGACAGTTGGGGGTATTCCTTGCTTATCCAGGAATCGGTAAGTCTTGGATGGCTTTATACTTTGCAGTTCAAGCATGGAAACAGGGCAAGTCACCGCTTATTATTTCTCTTGAAATGTCTGAAACAGAAGTTCGTAATCGTATTTTTGCAATTATGGGTGAAGGTCTTTGGTCACACAGAAAATTATCTAATGGCGAAGTTGAACTTGATATGCTTAAGACGTGGCATTCTGATAAGGTTGCTGGTCGTCCAGAGTTTCATATTATCTCAAATGATAGTGGTGGAGAAGTAACTCCTTCTGTTATTCGTGGAAAGATTGATCAGTACCGTCCAGACTTTGTAGTTGTTGACTATTTGCAACTTATGTCTCCAAACCAAAAGGCTGATTCTGAAACGGTACGAATGAAGAACCTTTCAAGAGAACTTAAACTAATGTCTATTGGTGAAGAAGTACCTATTATCGCTATCTCATCTGCAACACCAGATGATGTAAAAGATCTATCAAGTCCTCCAACACTTGGACAAACTGCTTGGTCTAGACAAATTGCTTATGATGCTGACTGGGTTATGGCACTTGGTCGTGCAACCAATAGTGATATTATTGAATGTGTATTCCGCAAGAATCGTAATGGGTTTATGGGAGACTTCTTGGTTCAGGTAGACTTTGACAGGGGTTACTACAGGTATAAAGACTATGAAGACAAGTAATATCTATACACAAGAACAGATTAAGCGTGTTCTTGTTGGCTCTGGAGTTGATATTGAGGCAGAGTTTGGTAATGACTTTATAATCTTTTGTCCATATCACAACAATAATAGAACACCTGCTGGTGAAGTTGCAAAAGATAGTGGATTATTCTTTTGCTTTGGTTGCCAGACAACAAAGAACCTAGAAGAATTAATAATGCATATGTCTGGACGAACATATTTTGAAGCAGTTCGCTATATTAAAAGTAAAGAGACAGAGCACGATATTGAAAGATTAGTTAATAAAACATTGGTTGCCCCACCAGAGTTTACTCCATATGATGAATTAATATTAAAGCGTTTGCATAACCAATTACTTGCAGATGAAAAGCCTAAGAATTATCTTAAGTATAGAAAGATTAACAGTTCTTCATTTACAAAGTTTTCACTTGGCTATTCAGAAAAACAAGACTCAATAACTATACCTATGCATTCACCAGATGGCATGTGTCTTGGTTTTGTTGCAAGAACAATTGAAGGTAAAGATTTTAAAAATACACCAGGATTACCAAAGGGTAAAATATTATTTAACCTGCACAGAATTAAATCATCTGGTACAGTATATGTAGTTGAATCATCTTTTGATGCTATCCGACTAGACCAAGTAGGTTTCCCAGCAGTTGCTACTCTGGGTGCTAATGTATCTAATTCTCAAATTAGATTGTTAGAAAAGTACTTCACAAACGTTGTACTAATTGCAGATAACGAT